ATCCCATGTGGTTTCCATCAATATCGAAATCAACTTCTCCTGTTCCTTTTTTACCTGGCGCTTCAGATAGGCCTTGATTAGAAGCTATCGTTTTTAACACCTTCTTTGTTTCAGGATTGATGTTTCTAGTGATCTTCTTTGGAGAAGCTAGGTTGTGCTCCTTTGTGTTAGCCTTGTTAGTCTCTTTAGCTTTAGTTCCGTTAGTAGGAGCTTTTTCAATATTCGCATCATTTGATTCCTGAACATTGTTATATCCTATCCCGTAACCCTTTACATCAAATTTAGTAGGCTTCTGTCCATCAACTCCTTCAGCAAAATTAGCTGCCTTTGGGTTTTTTAGGTCCTTAGCCATAGGCTTGTCAGATTTTTCTTCTGGTGCTTCTACCAAGTTTGGTTGCTGGGGTTTAGTTTTTACAGACTTCTTTGTATCTGGTGCAGTAGCATAGTTTTGTACAGCTTTCTCAGATTTAACCTTTTTTCCGTTCTCTGGAGCAACTGCCATACCGTTTGATTCCTTGATCTCCTCCTCTCCTTCTTCGTCTTTTGAAGCAGTCTCATTATCATCAGCAGCTTTATTAAGGGCTTCTTCTAGATCTTGAATCTCATCTATTCTGTGATCCTCTGTTTTTCCAGCGTCAGTCAAAATAGTGTATCTACCTGAAGTGTTATCTACAGATATGATCTTTCCAGTCTCGCCTGACTCTTTTATCTTAACATAATCACCAATAGAAAAAGCATCGTCCTCTAAAAGATCCATATCAATTTCTAAGAAATCGTTTTCGATTCTATCGATCTCCTCGTTAACAGCAGACCATTTATTTCTAAGTACCTTTAGTTCTCTTTTTAGTAGTGCCTCAGCTTCTTTGATTGAAGCCTCGTTAGCTATGATTGGATTCTTCATAGCCTCCTGTATCTTGTTTAGCTCTTTCTCTACCTTACCTATGTTTGAAAGTATTTCAGTTCTGTCGTTAACTAGAATTGATTTACTTCTAAGTTCCCCTTCTAAGAATTCTGTTAAGCCTTGAGAAATATCATATCTCAAAGACTCCTTAACCATATTAACGGCCTGTAGTGCATTTACACGGTAAACTGAATTCTCTTTCATAGCTTCGTTTACTTTCTGCAAGTATAAAGCTCCGTCCCACTTAAATAGATTAATTCTTAATCCCTCATAAATTCTAGAAACTAGAGACTTAGCAAAATCAAGCTCAACTATAGCATTAACGTTTTCGTAAACAGACATAACCTGATTAACTACCTTCATGTCGTTGTAACCTGAAGTCGAAGAAACTTCCAATCCTATAAGTTTTCCTAGTTCTGCAACTGATCTAAACTTCAATTGTGTTTTTCCTAGATAAACGTTAGGTGATCCTTCTAGACCCTCTGTTATCTTAATAAGCTTCTTACCGATGTAGAAATTAACACCGCTTTCGTCTACTCTAACTATAGGATCGTTAACTATTGAGATAAGATTTACAAAGTCACCACCAAATTTTTCAAAAGCCTGATCAGCTGAGATCTTATAGATTCCCTCTTGGTTAGCTTCGAATATTGAACCATTCATGTAAAATCCGAAAGAACCATCGTTAGTGAAAACCGGAGAATAAACCTTTTCAACATACGATTCATTCTGTGCTACCTCTGGGATGTTAAGCTTGTTAGAATTTGTTTTTACTTCGTTTTCGTTCAAGAAGTTAATCAAGTTTCTAACAACTGGATTAAAAGAATACATTGAAATGTTCTTAAGTAGCAATCTGTTAGACTTATCCTCAGAAACCATCCAATTATTCAATGACTCATAAAGTCCCTCATAGAATTCTCTAGAACCAGAGTTCTTTATAGAATCTATGACTTTAGATACTTCTATTTCTCTATCGAAATCGTTTCTCTTCTTAACTAGCGACTCGTAAACAGACTTAGCTGTCTTATCCCACTGTAGATCTGAGATGTCTTTTATAAAATTGTCGATCACATGATACTCACCAATACCTTTTGCTGAGATTATGTTTCTGTAGTTTTCCAACATTATTTTAACACCAAAGTGCTCTGAAATAGGTGAAACGCTTATTTTATTAATAGCTTTAAGCACGCCCAAATCCTTAACTGACTCTGACAATAAAAAAGAGTTTGTAGCACGATCGTTATCTAATCCAGATAGGGATTCGTTCAATCTGTCTATTTGGTTGGTGTTTATTTCGTTTCTATTATCAGTTACCCAGGTTCCTGTAATCTCAACAGTTTTATTACCTCCCCAAGATTCCATCAAAGAAGAAGCAAGCTTCTTAGAAGCTTCCATTTCTCTTTTTCTAGCCTCGGAGTGCAAATCTATGCTCTCTCTTAAGAAAGAACCAATTGCATCGTCATTCTCCTTAATCTGTCCTAGACCCTCCATAAGGTTGTCTCTAGAAAAAGAGTTGTTTAGAAAGTTTTCACAAAGCGAACTCACTTCAGGAGACTTTGTTGTTTCTTTCAATTTTTTTACTTTATTTATAAAATCCATGGGTTGTATGTTTTTTTCAAATTATATATCTAGTTTACGAGATTTTTTTTATATATCACTGCCGGCAGACCATTATTTCCACTCTAACTCTTTTTCCTGTGTGATTGTTGCATATCCTTATGCCTCCGTTTTGGTATACAGGGCCAGGTAAAGATAGATTCCATCCTATTTCTCCAGAGTCTACTGTAGTAATGTTAGGACCGCTTAATATCATTATTTCACCCATATAATATGTTTTTCCCTGATATTCCCAGGTAACCCATCTATCCTTTGGCAATACATCATCAGGATAGATGCCCTTGAATACTATAAAGTTAACAAATCCGGAAGGATCAACTATATCCGTCTGACTTAAGAAAGAGCAAGTACCAGGGGCCAAATTTAGATTAACCTTAGAAAAAGCGCTAACTTCCATCTCGAAGTCTTTTAGAGAGACCATCATCTGGGCGTTCAAAGCAGTACCAGAATCTATAACAAGATCGCTCTTCTCAAATTTGAATCCTGCTGGTTCAGGTGGACAAGGTACGGGTCTAGTTGCCATAGATTTAATTAGATGTTATCACTACCAGTTTTACTGGTCTAGCTGTTATATTGGAGAAACTGATACCTCCTAAGTTGGGATTATAAATTGGTCCAGTGTGTCCATAATATGCAAAGGGACTCATGTTCCATCCAGCCCATGAATTTACACCCTGCTTAACTCCTCCGGAAAGTGCCATAATTTCACCCATCGGATATCTCTCGTCCCCTCCATAATCCCAAAGAAGAAACTTTTCGGAGGCTACGGACTCTGGCAAATAGTAAGCTCTCGCAAATATAAAACCAGCCTCGTTTGCAGTTTCTGTATAGTCACCAGGATCTATACTTACTGTTGTGTCTGGTGCTATTACAAATGTCTGCTTTTGATACGTAGAAAAAACTAAAAGTGGATGGAAAAAAGATTCCAGATTTATAGACTCAGCAACTTGAGATTGTTGATGAACGTTGAAGCCTGAGTTAAAAAATCTAAGCTTATATGGATCATTCTTATATTTGAATGTCCAATTTATTATGGAAAGCTGGTCTCTTGTTCTTGCTACATTTTTATAGTTAGTAACAAAAGCACAAGCACCAGGCACAAATACAGGGTTTACAAAGCCACCCTGTACATTACTAGCTCCAGTTGAAGAGCTAGAACCACCATCAAAATCAGTATTATTGGACGCCATTAGTGTATATATTTACACTATACTGAAAGAAGATAAAAATTATCCTCTAGGTCTCCATTTAGACCTATTAATTTCATATTCGTTTCTATTATTAGGCAAAATGGTGTTTTGGTTGTATGCAGAATCAGGGGTAACTACATTAACCTCCTGGCTTACTATTTTATTATCTTCAATAAGCTCTTGCTTATTCTCTTCCTGTGTTTCTACCTGCTCCTCTACCGGAGTACTAGCAATTTCAGATTCTGTCACGTCTTTAGGCTCTTCTTCGACATCTAGAGTCCCTGCCCCACCTAAATCTACGATATCTAACGATTCTAATTCTTCAGCCACTCTTTTAGACTCAACAGGTTCAGAAGTCTCTACTTCTACAGCGGTATTGGTAGGATCAGGCTTTATGTAATCAACTAAGGACTTTATAAATCCAAGAGCAACCAAAGGAAGTATTGCACCAGAAATAATAGACAGTATTCTTTTCTGATATATTAAATCCTCCTCTATAAGGCCAAATAACTCAGACCACATTTTAAAATCACCAATATTTATATAGGCATAATAGGTATTTCCCATAGCCTGCATACCGGTCAGTATTATAAACAAAGCCCAGACTAAGAATTTGTTCATCTTATCCAAAGCTATTATGGAAGCCAAAGAAGCAGCTGCTCCTAGTTCAAAGGCTATCGCCAGAGAAACGGAAAGCCACTTAGGATTAGTCAGATCAAAAAACTGAACTACGTGTATAGTTGAAATTACGGAAACAACAAGATATAGGGTAACAAAAGTTCCTATAACGAAGTATTTCAGAGCATTGCTTTTCACTTTGTTTGATCTATTTTTGACTTTATATCAGATAGAGAAGATTTACCTTTATCGAAATCATCCTCATAAATTAGGAAATTAAACATCGTCTGATTCATAGATTTCTCTAGGTCACTTTTAGTTACGCTAACCTTTTGCAAGGAGTCTACAGAGATGTTAAGTGTCTTAATCCCTTTTTCGATTCTATCAACGTCGCTATTTACCCCGCATTGTCTTAAAAAGATTACAAGAACTAATACGATAGAAATCCACCAGGAATTTGATTTAATTTTTTCTAGCATTTTCATTTTGTTTTTTATATTTATCTTAAAAAAAATATTGAGCATAAAAAAATAGCCAGTAAACTGGCTATTGATAAATATTTATAGATTAGCAGGTTTCTAGACCTTGCTCAGCTGCGTTGAGCTCTTTTTGAAGATCGTTGATAACTAAATTATCTTCTTTGACGTTACCTAGTGCAATGTCAACTGGCTTGAAAATCTTTATAAAGTTCTTAGCTGATTCCAATCCCTTGCCCTTTCCTTTAGACAAAAAGTAGTGGCTAGCTTCTATGGTCAATGAGCCAAAATAAATTGTGTTATCCTTCACACCATCAGCTTCTGCTTTCTGGATAGATTTATTTATTTCAATAATACCCAATGACTCAGTGGAATTCCACTCAGCTTCTTCATTTATGAAGTGCTTAAACATTGACAATGTAGAAGAATCCATAGTTACAGCATAAACTTTCTTAGAGAGTTCTTTTCTCTTCTCCTCGATTTGCTTCTTTAAAGCCTCAACCTTGGCTTCGTCTACGTTTACTTTGATACCATCTATATCAAAAGATGCGCTCTCCGATGGCAATCTGTCAAGATTTTCAGATGTAGCTAAAACTAAATCGTCTTGGTTTTTTCCTGTTTTTCCCATTTTAATAACTTTTATTATTCTATCAAATTCAACACGTTTTGTTTCTACCCAATGTCAAAAATATCAATATCACTAGGATCTTTTTTAGTTTCTATCTGTGGTCGAACCGATGTTTCTATTGTTAAATCAGGATCTAGCCTGTTCTGATCCAAATACATTTTTAAAGGACCCCTTAAATCCTTAGCTGGATATATCCTTGCTGGTTCTTCCGGACCGATATGAACTAAAAATCCGCTCTCTGTTTCTATCCCCAATTCTTCCTCTAATATTAGTCTATAAAGAGATATCTGGATAGAATACTCATTGTGATGATTTTCATACAGCGTGTTAAAAGGTCTTAGTAATTTCTTATATCTTCCCTTCGGATGTTCATCATGCTTGAATTCCTTGTTGGTTTTCCAGTCCCCTATTATAAAGATCATCTTATTCCTAGAAGAATCCCACATTAGGAAAGGCTGATCTATAGTACCAGCGATCCTCCACTTTCGGGAAAATATCTTCAGCTCAGATTTAAGGGGGATCAGATTTTTAAATTTAAGCTCATAGATTGACTTAAACTTATTAACACGCTCTAAGCAATCGGTATCCTCTGGTAACTCGGGATTCTCCCCGCTCCAGAAATCTTCTATCCATTTATGCACTCTAGACCCTAAAGAGGTAGCTTTATTCCCAGCTTCAGTCCATTCATTCTCTATCACAGATGGGTCTACACCTCTCTGTCTAGCCTTCTCCTTAATCCAATAATCCCTATTAAAAGGCTCCTTAAATTTCTTCAGGAAAGTGGTAACAGAATCGAACTTGATGTCCTTATATTTGTAAGTGTGCGATCCTTCTTCAAAAACAAAATTGGGATCGCTGAATTTACTTATCTCCTTTTCTATACGATTCCTCTCTAGCTCGATAATTTCATTCATACCAGATTACACCAAGAAATTAAAAATTAAATAGATCAAAGCGGAAGGGAGTAAAACAAAGTAAAAAATAAACCACATCCAGTTGAACTTTTTGAATATAAAATAGTAAACTACAAGAAAAGACTCCTCATCAGTTCCATCTATCGGCTCTAAAGATATCGAGATCATTTCTTCTATACCAGCCTTTCTAAGGTACTCGTTTATTGGTTTTAGCATATCAAAGACAAAAGAAGGTCTAACATCTCTACCCAGATCGGGAGACATCGTCACTTCAGGTGGCAAATTTACAACGGTGTAGATACGGCAAAGCCAGTCATATCTAAGATTCTTCCTAGTCCAGATTATCTCCTTGGCTGATTCTGCCTTAATTATCTTCCGATACTTAAGGTATATTAAAAACTCTTTTAGTGCTGAAAACATAGTATCTTCATTTTATTATTATAGACCCAGATGGGTTAGTGTTTCTTAACCTTTCTCTTTATCTGAGCTCTAGCTCTTCTAATTCTAGTTGCGATTGATCTCTTTTTTATGCCATACTTATGGGCTATGTCCTTATATTTCATTCCGTTTATCTCACGGTCGATCATGATGTCACGATATATTTCAGGAAGAGAACGGATCTCATCTATAACAGAGTCATAGATCTCCTCTAGTGTGTTCTCCTCTTTGAAACAGTAGTCGGGTGAATCTTCTAGAGTGTAAGATCCATCGGTAAGGGTGTTTGAATTTTTCTTATTAGAGTGATAATCTATCTCCTGATCGCTCTGTGACACAAATCTGCTTCTAGACTTTATCAGAAGTAAACTTTCATTCCGAGCTATGTTATAGCACCAGGTGGAAAAATTAGCTCTCTCGCTATTATACTGATCTATCTTGGTCCATATTTTGGACATAGTGTTGATGAAAGCATCTTCAGCTTGTTCTCTATCTTTTAGAATTACAAAGCAATGGTTTAGTATACCGGGTCTAAGTCTGTCAAATAAATCAACGAAAGATTTTTCATTCTTCTCGATCAAAAAAATCTCCGCTAAGGATTGGATGTTGTTCTCTTTTTTAGCCATATTTAATATAAAAATTATCGATTTTAAAGTTTAACTATCTCAATTCCACCCATTAAGAGGAATGGAATCGATTCTTTTTTCCTATACAATTCAGTAAACACAACCTTTTTTACACCGGATTGTATAATAAGTTTTGAGCACTCAAAGCAAGGCGAAAGAGTTACGTATAGTGTAGACCCATCCGAGCTAAGTGTGCTCTTGGAAAGCTTGGTTATAGCATTAGCTTCAGCGTGCAATACCCAAGACAGTGTGTTATTTTCATCATCCTCACATTGGTTAGGAAATCCAGTTGGTGATCCATTATATCCATCAGATATTATAGATTTATTCTTCACCACCAGACAACCAACCTGAGCTCTCTTACAGCTTGAATTTTTAGACCAAGCTGATGCCATCTCTAAATATATCAAATCCCTGTTCCTATCTTTATCAGTAGGATGAATAGAATCACCTAAGAAGCAATGGAACCCACCGGTCTCCGGATCCTTGGATATCCTCCAATTTTCATTTTCCAGATAGAAGTGCTCATCCAAAAAATCAAGTCCACTATATAGTTGAGATTGAATTTCAGTTTTCATTAGGGCAAGGGATTAAATAGTATTTCTCGCTAATATACTAAATAAACCCGTAGAAAAAAGTATGGTCCCCTTAAATTCTCCTAGAATCGGGTCTAAAAGGATCAGGATTGTATACATTAAGCGGACCGCTTAAAGATTTAGCGATGCTTCCAAGGAGAGCTTTTATTTCTTTCATATCTCCAGAAGGGAATGCTGATCCACCAGATCCACTACCATCCCCACCAGAATTACTGGGTGCTGAAGAAGAGGCTGAGCTTCCACCTCCCTCACTACTCTCGGATTTAGCCTCCATAGGAGCAGCAGCTGGGGCCGGAGGCTGCGGGGCAGACTGCGCCTGTGGTGCTTCAGCGGGTGCAGGCTTGCTGGGTTTAGAAAGAGCTGCGTTAGATTTTTCAACCTTGGTTTCAGATTTTTTACCTGCAGGGGCTGAAGATGACTTAGCTAGAAGACCCGATGCTGTTTTAGCAGCTTCCACTCCGGATTTTACAGATTTTTCATTCCCGCCGAATAATTTATCATCTAGATTACCAGCAGGTTTGGCTTCAGAAAGTTTGGATAGTTCAGATTTTACTTGTCCAGCAATTTCAATTTTCTTTCCATCATCCGCAGAACCCGATTCAGATTTCTTACCCTCCTCTTTTTTAGATGTAGATTTTTCACCGCTGCTAACTTTTGCTAGCTCAGGGGATGCTACATTTGCTGCACCGGTAGATTCAGCTTTTTTTCTGGCCTCAGCAAACCTTCGGCCAGCTTCTTCGTCCTTGAATCTCTCAAGCTCATAATTAAGTCCCTCGCTGTCATCAGCTAAGCTGGGATCCTCTTTAATTAATTTGGCGGCATAAGCATCAACTTCACTTTGAGATGGATAGAAATCTTCCAAAGTTGCATTGTTTATTCCACCTTTTTCTGCAATAATAGATTCTATCGTCTTTTGATCGTTACCCCCAGCTTCACCTTTTGCACCGATGAGTGATTCTGCAGTCGCAGAGCTAGGAGCAGCAGAATTTCCTTGTTCAGATATCTTCTTAGTTAAAGAATCTAGGACGGTCAATTTATCGGAATCACTTTTAGTGTTAATACCCTCTGCGGAATCCTCTGCTATCTGATTCTGTATTCTTTTTTTAATTGACTCTATGGAATATTTGCCATCATCACCGACCAAAAGATTATCCCCTCCAGATTTCTCAACATTGAGGATCCCGTCCTTTATCATTTTCTTTATCTGAGGGATTGAGTTTAATCCGTCTATAAGATCTGATACATTTAGAGGTACAACTTTGGAACCACCAGGAATCTCCATTATTTCTGGTCCATTTTCTCCCACCACATATGTTCCAGGCTCGGTTGCCTTTCCGCCATCTTTTAAAGCACCCTTTACAGGGACTTTCTGTTGATTCTGTTTGGAACTTTTAGATGCCATTAGCTTTGAAATCTCAGCCTCATATTGGTCCATAAAATCCTCAAGACCGAATTTTTTTAGCATCTCTGCTCCCTTCTTTACTGCATCGTTTTCGGGAAGATTGGGCTTTTTTTTAGAATCTGAAGCTTCAGCAATTTTATCCGGAAGACCTTGGAGGTCCTTAGAGACAGATTTTGATATATCCTTAAGATCTTTAGAAACAGATCCTGATATAGCTCCCAGATTTTTGTTGGTTTGCTTTAGTTCTTTAACAACCTCTGCTAAGCTTCTGGAAACATCCAATAACTGTTTGTACTCATTGCTATCCGCCATTAATATTAATTATTTGATTTATATATTTAATATTATCTACGGAGGGTGAAAACATTCTTTTTACCGTCTGCTTCCAGAGTACTGTTATTTGTTTCCTCTATAACAAGGTTCAGCTTATCAAGCCATATTTGATATTCATAGTAAGGTATAGACTCCAGCCAATCTGGGTCTATTTTATGCTCTTGCCAGAGCCTAAATTTAATATCAAAGAAGTTTTCTAAGGATATCTGAAATAATGAAAAGTGATCTAATCCCGCCGGGAAATGATATTTCAGCGGAGACCTCCCTACCTCCGCACTTAGGACATTTAACAGAAGCTTTTGGCTTAGTCCCTATCTTTATTCTTTCAGATAGTATGAAGTATAAAGAAAATTCCTCCTTTGTCCAATAATCCATCTTTCTCATCTCGTTCATCATGAATTGATTATCCATCACCCTCCATTCTTCAAATAGGAACGGAGATATTTTAAGGAAAGAGTCATCAACATCTATATTATTCTTTAAACAATGAGCAGTGAACTCAGATATTCTTTGTGTAACTCCTATACTAGGAACATACATTCTAATAGGATTTGCTGATCCACCTATTTGAAAGGTAAAGCATCTATTTACAGGATCGTAATATTTAGAAACCTCAGGATCCAAGGTATATGAAGCTAAAACACCCGTTCTTAATTCAAATCCATTTGTCAGTGGGCATTCTTTTTTATTCTCGCATTCAGTTTCTGGGAAGAGTATAACAGAGTTTTCACCTTTTACAAAGGTTAAATCCCTTATTGCTACAATTATGAAAAATCTATCCTCTGACTTAAGATCCTTATAAGAAACCACACCCTCGTTTGGAAATTCCATAGAGAGACACCTGTCTAGAATGTACCCTAATTTTTCTTCTATGTCCAATCTATCTGCCTCGTCTATAGTTGAGAAGTGGCGGATTTCTTTAACATCCGCAGGTCTAATAGCCATTCTTACCCCCTCAGGATAAAACATTCCTTTAGAAGGTAAGATATCAACAGGTAGGTTTTTCCAGCCTATATCTCCTGGTGATATTTTTCTCTCTCCCGCTTGACCGGTGTTACCAAATGGAGTAGCGGGTGCTCTGAAAAAATTCTGAGCTTTACCCAATGATGTTACCTCCTGCTGTTCTTCAACAACTGGGGGTGCAGGATCTTGCTGGGCCATTTGGTTCACCTCAGCAGATTCTTTGATTTCTTTTTCTGGGAGTGGATCATATTTCAATCCGCCCTCTTCTTCTCTTCTTCTTAGAATTTCTTCAGGTGATAAGTCTAGCATAACGTATAGTTTTTAAAGTCTTTAGTATATTATATACCAATAAAATAAAAAAGCCTCAAAAATATTGAGGCTATTGTGGGGTTTTTGAAAAATTTTGATCCTTTACAAGAATGTATCTTCCCAGTAATCACATTTCCATGTTACTGATAGACTGTAGATGCTATTTCCCTGCTCATAGTCAAGATCCATTGCGTTTATTGGCTCGCTTATGAAACAAGAAGGAATTCTGATTCTTCTAAATACATCGCCTTGCTTATTAAAAACAGAGATAAGAACTGAACCGACATAATCCCTCTTTAATCCCATCGCACCAGTTAAAGGATTATAGATTAAATCTGACCACTGTCTAAGTATTTTATAGATAGTCATCGAATTGGCACTGTTAAGGTTAACCTCAAAATCTATGGTCATATCCATATCTGATGTTGAAGGCTCACCACCAGCATATCTTCTAGTTGCAAACTTATAAAACTGTTCAACCGGAGCTGAAGGTTGAATATCTACAGCTAAACCGCTAATGCTTTTAACTTGCTGGGTAAGAATAAACTCGCCCTGGAACTGCGTTGCAGCTTCAGTTATTGCAGCAGGTGGTGTTATAAGAACCTCAAACTGGTTCAAATAAACCGGCTCGTAATAGTTTCTAGCCGCTGTAGACTGATTGAAATGTGGTAATCCTGCCATTTATGTTATTTTTTTATAGGAATGTATCCTCCCAGTAGTCAACCGCCCATTCCATGTTGTCGATCTTGTAGATCTCCTCACTGGTATAATTTAATCCCATGGCGGAAACTGGTTTTATTGGGAAGCAATCTCTGCAAACTACTCTTCTATATACATCTCCCTGTTTGTTAAACATAGAGATTACTATAGTTCCGGTGTAATCTGTTTTTAAACCCATAGCTCCAGTTAGTGGATTGTAAATAAGATCTGTCCACTGTCTTAGAGTTTTAAAAACATACATTGAATTAGCATCATTAAGGTTAATCGTGAAACTCAACGAAACGTTCATGTAAGTTGTATCCGGCTTTGCTCCTGCATAGTTTCTTTTAGCAAACTTGTACTTCTGGTTAACAGTAGAAGGATTTTTATCCAGCTGCAATCCATTAACTTTAGTAACGTGCTCTAGCAATATAGGCCCTCCAGCAACCGGTCCTGGAGGGGTAATTG